CAGGCGATCCTTTTATCGTTCGTGGTGGTTATCGTTGCCGACACACTTGGATTCCGACTAACCCAGAATGGAATATATAACAGGGAGTATTAAATGGCTGAAGAAAAACAAGTAGAACAAACTACGACACCCGTTGTTGAAGAACAACCAACGGAACAACCTACTGAAACTGTAAATTCTAATACGTTTTCAGAGGACGATGTAAACAACATAGTCAAACAACGATTGGCTAAAGAAAGAGCATCTATCTATAAAAAGTTAGATGTTGAAGATTTAGAAACTGCTATACAGGCAGTACAAAATCAAAAACAAGCAGAAGAAAAAACTAAAATACAAAAAGGCGAGTTTGAGCAAATACTCAAAGAAAAGTCTGAAGAGTTTAACAAGAAATATACAAGTTTAGAAAAGGAGTTGAAAGATATTAAGATTAATAAATCTTTGCTTTCCTCTGCATCTAAAAATCGTGCTATAAACCCAGATCAAGTTGTTGAGTTATTAAAAAATAACATTCAGCTAAATGAAACAGGTAATGTTGAAATACTTGATAAAAATGGTATAGCAAGATATAACAGTAAAGGGGAGCTCTTAACTACTGACGAGTTAGTTAATGAGTTTTTAACACAGAACCCACACTTTGTTACTGCTACTCCGAGTGGTAGTGGCACAGTGTCAAATGTGGATAGGTCAGAGCTCAGTAAACCTTTCAATCTGAGTGAGTTAGATATGAATAACCCTGCGGACAGGAAAAAATATGCTGAATACAGAAAGCAAAGAGATTCAAGTCCTACGGTTATTAACAATAAACCGTAAACCATAAAGGAGTAAAAAATGGCTAACGAAACGACAAGTACTACGATATCGGAACTATATACTGAAATCGTAGCAGAGGCATTGTTCGTTGCAAGCGAGCAATCCATTATGAGAGGTCTTGTCCGTAATTACACTATTGCTGGTGGGGGTAAAACAGTAGAAGTACCGATTTATTCAACTATTTCAGCAGCAGCTGTAAGTGAGGCATCTGATCTTTCAAACACAGCAGTCAATCCATCTTCAGTCACAATAACTGCGAGTGAGGTTGGTGTTATGACTACATTAACGGATTTAGCGAGAAATTCTGCATCAAGAAACGTTGCGGCTGATATCGGTAGATTATTTGGTGAAGGCATTGCAACAAAGATTGATTCTGATCTTTCAGCATTGTTCACAGGCTTTTCTACAGAGAAAGGACCAGGAGCAGGCTCAGAGTTAACAGTTCAAGATTTGTTTGAATGTGCGGCTGAACTAAAAACAAACAATGCACCCGGACCATATTTCGGTGTGTTCCACCCAAAACAAATTTTCAATGTTAAAAAATCTTTAACTAATACATTTGTGGGTAGAGATACAGAACTTTCAAATGAGGCAATGAGATCAGGTTTCGTAGGAAACATAGCTGGTATTCAAATCTTTGAAAGCTCAAATATTTCTGTTGACGGTTCAGATGATTCTATCGGAGCAGTATTCTCTCAAGATGCTTTAGGTCTAGCGATGATGCAAGATCTAAAAATCGAAACACAAAGAGATGCGTCTTTACGAGCAGATGAAATCGTTGCGACTGCAGTATTCGGAGTTGGGGAACTTCATGATACTTATGGAGTGAAACTAACTGCAGATACAGTTGCGGCTTAGTAAATAAAACATATAAAGGGGTGGTATATCCACCCCTTATTTGATATAAAT